GACTATTACAGTTATCAACGATACAGACTTTGTAATTCGTTCTGCAATGGAAAAATGGATGAACGTTATTAACAAGTTAGAAGATGCCACAGGATTAACTGATCCAGATGAATATCATAAAGATGCATTTGTACATCAGTTAGATCGTGACGGTTCAATACTACGTTCATACAAATTCTGGGACATTTTCCCAACTAATATTTCAACGATTGATCTAAGTTACGAAACAACAGATACGATTGAAGAATTTACCGTAGAGATGCAAGTTCACTGGTGGGAAGCCTTCAAAGGAACTAGTCCTTCTGCTGGTGGTGAAAATATCAGATAAATAATAAAATACTAGTTAAATTATAATATGGCAAGACTTTTTGGGTTCTCCGTTGATGATAAAGACAAGACACCTCCGTCGGTGGTCTCACCCGTTCCTCAAAATAATGAGGACGGGTCTGACTATTATATACAGAGTGGTTTTTATGGTCAATACGTTGATATCGAAGGTGTTTATAAAAATGAGCACGATTTAATCAGAAGATATAGAGAAATGGCAAATCACCCTGAGTGTGATAGTGCTATAGAAGATGTTGTCAATGAAGCAATTGTAAGTGATCTTTATGATTCACCTGTTGAAATCGAATTGTCAAATTTAAATGCAAGTGACAAATTAAAATCAATTGTCAGACAAGAGTTTAAAAATATAAAAGAAATATTAGATTTTGATCGAAAAGCACATGAGATATTCCGTAATTGGTATGTTGATGGTAAATTAGCATATCTAAAAGTTATAGATCAGAAAAAACCCGAAGAAGGTTTGCAGGATATTCGTTATATTGATTCTTTAAAAATAAGATATATTCGTAAAGAGAAAAAAGATAAGGGTGATCCTTATGTAAAAATAAATTCAAGACAAGATGAGGCAAACGTAGTCACACCAGAATTAGAAGAATATTATATTTACACTCCTGCTCCTAACTATCCAACGACAATGATGTCAAGTGCTGGAGGTAATAAAGGTGTTAAAATTGCAAAGGATGCGATTACATACTGCACATCAGGATTGATTGATCGTAATCGTGGTAATGTTTTGTCTTATATGCATAAAGCAATCAAGGCATTAAATCAATTAAGAATGATTGAAGATAGTTTGGTTATCTATCGTTTATCAAGAGCACCAGAAAGAAGAATATTCTATATTGATGTTGGAAATTTACCAAAAATAAAAGCAGAACAATACCTCAAAGAGGTAATGAATCGCTATCGTAATAAGTTAGTTTACAACGCACAAACTGGTGAAGTTCGTGATGATCGTAAATTCATGAGTATGATGGAAGATTTTTGGTTACCAAGAAGAGAAGGTGGTCGTGGAACTGAGATTACAACTCTACCTGGTGGACAAAATCTTGGTGAGTTATCAGACATTGAATACTTCCAGAAAAAATTATATCGTGCACTAAATGTTCCTGAGTCACGTATTGCATCTGATGGTGGGTTTAATTTAGGTCGTTCATCTGAAATTTTAAGAGACGAACTTAAGTTTACAAAATTTGTTGGACGTTTAAGAAAAAGATTTGCTCAGATGTTCAATGATTTATTGAAAACTCAACTCATTTTAAAAAATATTGTAACACCAGAAGATTGGGAAAAAATGAGAGAGCATATTCAATATGATTTCTTATATGATAATCAATTCTCAGAACTTAAAGAATCAGAATTAATGAATGAAAGATTGGCAACACTGGCAACAATTGAACCATACATCGGTAAATACTATTCAAATGATTTTGTAAGAAGAAAAATATTACGTCAAACTGATAGTGAAATTATTGAAATTGATGATCAGATAGAACAAGAAATTAAGGATGGAATTATACCTGATCCTGAAGCAGTTGATCCAATCACCGGAGAACCATTGCCACAGGGTGATTTAGGTGATATTCCACAAGAACCAGACTTGGAAAAAGATGCTGCGGTAACTGATGCACAGTTAAGTAAAGATACCAAATCGGCAGAGATATAAATAATTTATAACATTATATTAGTTTAAATGGAAGAAATTGTAGATTTGATAGTCACTGACTCATCTCCGAATGACATTAGTGATAAAATTAAAGATGTATTATTAGCAAAATCTGCTGAAAGAATTGAAGCAGAACGTTCTAACGTGGGTGCATCAATGTTTGATGATAGTGAAGTTGACGAAGTTGAACCTGAAGAAACACCTGAGGAGGAATAATGAGATCTTTATTAGTTGGAATTGGCACAGAGGTGGAGTTGTTAGTCGCAACCACTTTGGACAAAGCAACTGTCGTTAGAGTAGTTAATCTTGCTGGATCAGACCAAACAGTTAGTATTGCAAAAAGCACCACTACTGGATACGGAAGTACTGCCACTGTAACTTTGCCAGATAATACAATTGAATTTTTTGAAAAAGGAGCAAATGATATCATATCTGCTCAAACAAATGGTGTTAAAGGATTCAAAGTAGGATTTACAGGATAGTAACATGAAACTAATTACAGAAGAAGTATCACAAGTTAAATTTATCACCGAAGGAAAAGGTGCTAAAAAGAAAATGTATATTGAAGGTGTTTTCCTACAAGGTGACATCAAAAATCGTAATGGTAGAATGTATCCGGTAAATACTCTTGCAAAAGAGGTTGGTAGATACAATGAATCTTTTGTACAGAAAGGTCGCGCTCTTGGTGAACTGGGACATCCAGAAGGACCAACAGTTAACTTAGATCGTGTATCGCATAAAATTACATCACTTCGTCAAGAGGGAAATAATTTTATTGGTAAGGCACAACTTTTAGAAACTCCAATGGGTAAGATTGCAAAATCTCTTATCGCCGAAGGTGTTACACTTGGAGTATCTTCTCGTGGTGTCGGATCACTTAGAGAAGACAACAAAGGATGTAAAGTTGTAGGTGAAGATTTCATGTTAGCAACTGCCGCAGATATTGTTGCAGATCCTTCTGCTCCTGATGCTTTTGTATCTGGAATTATGGAAGGAAAAGAGTGGGTTTGGGAAGGAGGAATTCTTCGTGAACAACTCGCACAAAAGACTGAGAAGCGTATTAATACACTCGTTGATCAGAAAAGACTTGAAGAGCATAAATTAAATCTTTTTAACGATTTTTTACTAAATCTTTAAGTTCTATAAATAATATTAGTTTTTATAACTAAAAATAAACAAACCGTCCGTTGGGAACAATTTAGACAAAATGGAAAACGTAGTAACCAAAGGAGCAAAACCTGCAGAGCCTATGCCAAAACTGACTACAGGTGGTACACCACCAACAGTTGAAGACTTAGGTGGACCAACTCCTGAAAATTATAAAGTAGATGATGATTCTGCAAAACTCAAAGATCCTTCAATGATTTTGAAGCAAGTTAAGGATATTGTCAACAAAGGGGCAAAACCTGCTGAACCAATGCCAAAAGGAATGAAGGAAGAAGAGGAAGTAGAAGGTGATGTAGTTGCTGAAGAAGAGCAAACTACAGAGGACCAGGCAGATGTTGTATCCGAAGAGGAGACTACAGAATCCGAAGAGCAAGAAATTGTTGCCGAGGAAGAATCTTCTGAAGAGGAAGAGGTTGTAGCCGAAGAGCAAATCGATGATTCAATTGATGTAGAAGAAGATCTTACTGCATTACTTGAAGGCGAGGAGTTATCTGAGGAGTTTCAAAATAAGGCACGTACTATTTTTGAAGCAGCAATAAAAACAAAGATTTCAGAAGTCAAATCTGAACTACAAGAGCAATACGAAAAAACTATTGTAGAAGAAGTTGCTTCTGTTAAGGCAGAACTTGCCGAGCGTGTAGATGCATATCTTGAGTATGTGTCTGACGAATGGATGTCTGAGAACAAACTTGCTGTTGAAGCAGGTCTTAAGACAGAAATGACAGACTCATTCTTAACAGGAATGAAGAGTCTATTTGAAGATCATTATGTAACAATCCCTGAAGAGAAATACGATGTACTTAATAGCATGGTAGAAAAACTTGATGAAATGGAAGGAAAACTCAACGAGCAGATTAATAAAAACGTTGCTCTTAATAAGAGATTAGCAGAATCAACTTCTGATGTCATCTTAGCAGATGTATCTGAAGGTCTTGCTGTAACACAGAAGGACAAACTTGCAACTCTCGCCGAAAATGTTGAGTTTGATGGTGAAGACAACTATCGTGAGAAGCTAGTAACACTGAGAAATTCTTATTTCCCAGCTAATCCTGGCACTCCAAACAACAAATCAGAAAACTTATCCGAGGGTACGGAAACAGGTCATCAACAACCAGCAGTCACTGGTGTGATGGAATCCTATCTTAGTGCGATAAGCAGATCTGTTAAAAAGTGATTTTTATAGTATAAATCAAACTTAAATAAGGTAAAATTAAATGCAATCCCCAAATTCTGATCATCTTCAGGAGAAGTGGGCACCTCTATTAGACCATGATGGTTTAGATCCAATCAAAGATCCTCATCGTAGAGCAGTGACCGCAGCACTCTTGGAGAATCAAGAACAAGCAATTAGAGAAGAAAGAGAGTTTCTTTCCGAAGCTGCACCAACAAACAGTACAGGTTCATCAGGTGCAACAGCAGGTTTCTCTGCTAGCGCAGGATCACCTACAGCAGGTTTCGACCCAGTGCTAATCAGTCTAATCAGACGTTCAATGCCAAACTTGGTTGCTTATGACCTTGCTGGTGTTCAACCAATGACAGGACCAACAGGACTTATTTTTGCAATGAGATCTCGTTTCGAAACAATGTCTGGAACAGAGGCATTATTCAACGAAGCAGATACTTCATTCTCAGCATTAAGTTCTCTTAAGAATACAACTGATGTTGGTAACCCATACACAACTGGTTCTGACGGAGTTAACGTTGGTTTCGGTACAACAGGTTCAACTGCTCAGTCATCTGATCCATCTGCTCTTAACCCAAGCACAGATGCAACTCAGAAGGCATACACAGTTGGTCGTGGTATGGATACCGAGAAGGCAGAATCTCTTGGTACAGAAAGTCGCGAGTTCCGTCAAATGGGATTCAGCATCGAGAAGGTTACTGTGACTGCGAAGTCCAGAGCACTCAAAGCTGAGTACAGTTTAGAACTTGCACAAGACCTTAAGGCAATCCACGGATTGAATGCAGAGGCAGAATTAGCAAACATTCTCTCAACAGAGATTCTTGCTGAAATCAATAGAGAAGTTATTAGAACTATCTACAAGTCTGCTGAAACTGGTGCAGTAAGTAACGTTGCAGCTGCTGGAACATTCGATCTAGATACCGACTCAAACGGTAGATGGTCTGTTGAGAAGTTCAAAGGTCTGATCTTCCAAATGGAAAGAGATGCAAACGCAATTGCACAAAGAACTCGTAGAGGAAAGGGTAACATGATCCTTTGTTCTGCTGATGTTGCATCTGCACTAACAATGGCTGGTGTTTTAGATTACACTCCTGCTCTTAATGCAAATCTTAACGTTGATGACACAGGTAACACATTTGCTGGTGTTCTTCAAGGTAAGTACAGAGTGTATATTGACCCATTCTCATCTAACCAAACAACTTCATTAGGTACTCAGTACTATGTTATTGGTTACAAAGGTACATCTCCTTACGATGCTGGTTTATTCTATTGTCCTTACGTTCCATTACAGATGGTAAGAGCAGTGGGAGAAAACACCTTCCAGCCAAAAATTGGCTTTAAGACTCGTTACGGAATCGTAGCAAACCCATTCGCTGAAGGAACTAACACAACTAACACTGGTAGAATCACTGCTAATAGCAACAGATACTACAGAAGAGTTACAGTTAAGAACCTAATGTAAATCTCAGTTTACATACTTTTCAAAGAGACTCATTGCGAGTCTCTTTTTTTTATGCTATAATTGATTATATTACTCCGTTAACTAAATAGTTAAAAATGGATTTGGAAAGAATGAAGTCGTTTAATAAATTTATTGAAG